AGATACAGTTCCCATAGGTGATTGACCAATAAGATTAGCGTAGTTTTGTAGTTTTTGATAAGGTAAGTTTTGTTGATAATTGAATCTGTCAATATCAGCTTGCAATGCTTGAGATTGATAATCTTCAGCAGTTTTACCTACGTTAGCTAATTGTTGAATATCTGCATAATCAGCTTGTGCAAGACCAGGTGCTCCCATAGCAGCAGCTTCTTGTCTACCACGTTCTGCACCATAGTTTTGATAAGCAAGCTCACCATATTTATTAGCGAGTGTATTTGCTAATGTACTAGCAGCTCTGTTTTGAATATCAGCACCTACGTTAGAACCATAACGACCTGCTCTTGATAAAGAGCTTTGAGCAGCAGCAATAGCATCATTGTAGTTTTGTGTAGCACCTTGTGCAGCACCTTGCATAGCTTGATTGAAGTATGGATTGTTTTGTAAGTATTGACCACTAATTACATTTTGTTGTTGTTGTTGAGCAGCAGGAAGTAAAGGATTGCCTGCCATAGCACGATTCTGTGCAGCTTGTAAAGCAGCTTGCGTTTGTTGTGAAGGTCCTACATAAGTCTGACCACCATAGTATTGTGGAGTGTTACCTTCATATAATTGCTTGCCTTGTTCAAGACCATAAGTTACATAAGGTTTTACAGATGGGTCAATACCAGATGTAGTTGTAGAACTAGTTGGAGCTCCACCACCACCATAAAATGTTAAAAAGTTATCCATAATCCAAATAGGATTAAGTAATTTAAATGAGTTAGATAATTTCATAGTTATTGACCTTTAGATGTATTGTTTGATATTAGACCGCTAGTTAAAAATCTACCTGCGCCTGATGATGGCATACCATAAGTTGTGCCTTGCATGTTTTGTGTTAAACCAGCATTAAGTCCAGGAAACAAACTTTCTGTTGTTGGATATGGAGCTATTTCATTAGATTGCATTGTATTAGCTTGCAGTGGATTATAAGTATTGTTTAACGGACTGCCACCAATGTAATTTCTATTACCACGCATCATTGCAGCTAGTTCTGGCGATTGACTAAACAATTGAGCAAGTGGACTATTAGATTGTTGAGGTTGATTATTGGTGTAATATTGACCTGTAATATTGTCATAATATACTTGACCAGCAGAAGCTGAATTTTGATTTTGCATGCCCATCATTGTTTCCTTAAATATTAAATTCCCATGTTTGAGGTTTAAAACCCATTTGTTTTGCTTTTCGTTCCCAACCTCTACGTTGAGAACTAAATGTTACTTTAGTTTTTTGACCGTTCTTTGCTATTGCTTGAATTTCTTGAAACGCTTGTTGAAGTAATAATTCGTTATTAATCGTAGACCATGCAGCCCATACATGAAGTGTTTTACCTATAGGTTGTAATACTACAAAGCCATAAGGTTTGTTATCGGTTACAGCTAGAAATACCATAGAGCGTTGTTCGTAACAATCACAATAGACATCCTCTACTAACCACTCAGGATGACCTTTGCTTCTGACTATTTCAAGACCATGTTTAATAAACTCCCAATGAGTCCTAAGCTGGTCTTTAGGTATGTAATGTAATATCACGCTACTATTATATAACGATATACTTTATTCGTGCCTGTGTTTGCAGGATGCGATATAGTTGCTTGTCCATTTTGTTGTGCGCTAATATAAGGTTCTGTAAATAAGTTAGTTGTAAATGAATTAGCACTTAAATACTGAATAGTCACAATAGCACTAGGTGTTGCAGGTCTAGTAGGGCTAGTTTGTGCTGCTAAATGTTCTATTGTAACTAATGTAGAACTTGTAGCCCATGCTAAACTTACATAGTCATCTTTAGCTAGTTCTATATTAAAGTTTAATGCTGAAATAAGGTGACCATAAATACTTGCACTTTTACGAGCTGGAACAGTAAATTTACTGTTAGAACCTGCAACATCTGAATTATTCTTTCTAAACCATATATCTAGGTCATGTTGAGCATTATCAGTATTAACAAATTGAATACTAAACTGAACATTATAAAGACCAGAATAGTCTACTTTTATTTTATATCCATCTACTAAACTTGTGCCTAAGGCATAGTCTGTAACATTAAGACTAATGTTTGCTGTAGCTGTTATAGTGGCTATACTTTGGTCAGTCGTATCTTGAAATGCACCATATGGAAAGTATGTACTAGCTGCTGTTTGTGTTTTAGGTTCTAGTCCAATATAAGAGTTATAACCTATACGTTCATCATTAATTGTAGTAGATACTGCACCACCTGCAACTAAAGTAATATCACCTGTATTGTTGCTTTTGCCTTCTACAAGGTTATTTACAATCTCTGCTACACTTCTAGCATCACCACCTGTCCAAGGTAGTTTGCGGTACATATCACGAGCCATTATCTAGTGCCTTGTGTAGAGTAATCCAAATCTATGCCAATAGCTGATTTCCAGTCTGCACCAGTAGGAGTAAGATTAACCCTGTGATAACGACCTGCACTTCTTACAGAACATCTATCTTCTTCACTTGCTGTGACTGTAGAGCCATAAGTAAGAGTGTCGTTTAACATACGTCTAGAAGCCACAGAAACGCTTGCAGAGCCATTATCTACAGAAGGTCTGATAAGAGTAAGCACAGAGTTATAACCGTATTCTAGGTCGTTTGTGGTAATGTTTGCTGTAGCGTTAGTTCCTGTAAATGTGATAATTCTAGTACCACGAACACCACCAAATAAGAATTTACCGCCTTTATATAGTCTATCGTCTAGTGTAGTAGTAATGGTATCTACAGTCTTGAGTGCTGCTGCGGATGCTGCCATATCTATGGCTACACCATCACCAGAACCTACACCTGTAGCTGTAAATAATACACCTACCGTATTAGCTACCGCACCTATTGATATAAAGTTTGTTGAACCTACGCTTCTAATAGTATATGATTTACCTACTACAAAAGAACCTGCTGTTACGTTATAAGCAGAGTCAATACCATCTAAAGATGTACCTGAAGTAGCTAGTGTAGATAAATAGTCTACATCTGTATCTGCTTCACACCATTTTTGTGTTTCAAAGTTATAGATAATTAGTGAGCGACCACCGGATACGTTGCCATAATTCCAAATAACTAAATTACGTTCTGGGTCTACTGCTGCTGATATAGAGTCAATGTCACCAATGTTAGCGTTGTTAAAGAAGTATCTGTCTACCTTTTCAGAACCTATACCTGTAAATGTTTGTCCGTTTGTACTGTAGAAACCATCATCTGATAAGAAATAAGCTGTGCCTGCGTATTGTGCTATAGAGTTACCTTCTATACATCCTACGTTACGAGATATAGTGTCAAATTGGAATATAAGCGGTGAACCTATGTATGACATTCTGACAATGGCTTTTTCTAGGAATACAATACCAAACTCACCACCTACGATACCTGTAATGTCACCACCGTCAGGGAGTAACTGGAAATCACTTTGAGAAGTCGCTGTGGTAGTCCAAGTGCTTGCGTCATTGATACCTGACCATTGCACTTTGTTAGGAGTCGTACCTGCACCAATATTAGCTGCGACTACAAAGTCACGAACTGCTGTAATGTATTTAGCAACAGGAGCTTCTGAGCTTGCATCTGCAAAAGCTGTAGATACGGTTACGTCATACGCTTGTATCTTTTCAGAGCCATTAGAGGCAAGTGCTAAGTTACCAAACTGTAAGAATTGCCATTTATTAACACCTGTATATCCACCTGATTTAGACTCGTCTACTAGAGATAAGTCAGTATTGTCTACTTTAAATAGTTTAGTAGCACCACCAGCAAAGATAAATACGTCATTATCTAGTTTAGCTGCAAATACATTATTAAGTGCTTCTGACGCTGCACCTGAATAGTTTACTGCTGACTTAAATGGACCATATCCTACAGCTAAAGGAATGACGTTATTAGCTTCTGATACTGTATCTAAGATACTAGGTTGGTCAGGTAACCAGTCTTTAAATTGTATGCGTTGTGTAGGCATTATCTTAATTCAGCCCAAGTTGCAATACTTGTGTTGCCTGTAACGGTAACAGTATATGCTGTGCTGTTGGGTACAATAAATGCAGTTGAATATGGAATAGCACCGCCACTTGAACTAATACTATGGCTTTGTGATGAAATGGTAACTCCACCTACTACTACAACAACAGTACCACTTCCACCTGTATCAACATTAAAAGTAACTAATGCTTGTATTGGCTTACCTGTACTATTTGTATATGATGTGCCTGATACTCTTGTTGGTAATTGCCAAGTTTGATTAACACCAATACCTGCGTTTAAGCTATTAGATGTGCCTGTAGCATTAGTAAGGACTATTGCACTTGGTGTACCTAATGCAGGAGTAGTTAAAGTAGGTGATGTTCCTAATACTATACTACCTGAACCTGAAACATTTTGTCCTAATGCAGTAGCAACACCTGTACCAAGTGCTGTAATTCCTGTGCCACCTTGTGCAACTGATAATGGAGTAGTTAAACCTGTAAGTGATGTAATGTCACCATTTGCTCCAGTTACAGCAGCACTTAAAGATGTTCTAGCACCACTAGCTGTAGTTGCTCCTGTACCACCACTTGCTACAGGAAGTGCAGATGCTAAACCACCAGTTAAAGTTGTAGTTCCAGTAACAGTAAGATTACCACCTACTGTAAATGGGTCACCACTTGTGCCATCTTGTTGGTCTTTTAACTGTGCCATTAAAGTTCTAACAGCATTGTTTAAGTTAGCAGGTGAACATCCTTCTGCAATGTTAATATTACTAATGTCTGTGTTGTTTGCTGACGTTGCTGAATATTCACTAATTTTTGTTTTTGCCATTTTTTATCCTTTATCTTGGTGTAACACTTAATGTTGTATATGGGTATGTTGCACCCAAGTCATTTGTTTTAATATTAGCAATAGCTCTGTCATACAATGCTGACCATGTAGCAACTCTTGCGTCATTCATAAGATAAGGTTCTGCTTCTGCTAATGTTGCGTAGAGTAAAGCATCTGGATAATTAACTAGATATAAGTTACTTGCTGTTGTTGTAGAGATGAATGTAGGTTGTGCATAATACAATAAGCTAAGTGTCATTGTAGAGTCAGGTGCAGGTGCAAATTGGAAGTTTGAGCCAATCATTGTAAAGTAATGTGGCATACCTGAAAGTGTTGTTTGACCATCTCTAAAAAATAAGTCTGGTGACTGATACTCTAGTCTAATAACAGGATTACCTTGTATATGTATTTCTCTAACTTCTAATATGTCGCTAGGAAATGCTACTGTGCTTGCTGATAAAGAAAGCGTAGTAGAACTTAACATCTTTTGTGTGCGCAAGTCACGACTCATTCTAGTTTGTGCTAACTGAATGAAGTCAGGTATCTGTGATGATAAGTCTGTTCGTGCTAAGTAATTTTCTACTACTGTTACAAAGCTAGTGTAGTTAGTAAACGCCATCTAATTGTCCTTTTAGTCTATCCCAGCACTTGTCTATCTCATCTTTATGCCATTCACTAGCAGCTAATGAGCTTAACCATGCTGTTCTGTCAAAATATGTTAAGTTTTCTATGTCTTTAATGTTATTGGATACAGGGTTTGCAGGGCTATATGGTGAACCTATAACAGGAACGCCACGAATAAGTGCTTCTACATCT